AAGCTCTTAAGATCATACTATATGGAGCGGGATAGAAAGTAAAGTCATTATTTTTAACTGTATCTTTTATATAACTATTAATTGCATCTATTGATCCTACTGATCCTAATCCATATCCATCGTCTCTATAATAAGCGTCTTCTAAAAGAGAATCAAATGTATATATAGAGTAATATGAATTATTTGGAAGAATAACTTTATCGTCTATTTTTAAATAATTTATAGTAACATCTTCAAACAAATAACAAAGCGCTGGATCTTGAGTGTTTGGATAATTAAATAAACCGTATCCATAATGAAAAGCAAGTCCATAAGAACTGTAATTTTTTTTGAATGTTCCGTAAGAAGATGTTGAGCCAGGACTAAGCGATGATAATCCTATCATAAGGTTGTATTACCATACATGATATATTTATTATTACCAGTATGTAATAATGTAATTGTAGCAAATTGTCCAGCAGTTTTAAATTGGTTGTTAAAAGTAGAAACTGAAACATTTGAACCACTTCCTGTAATTTGAATTTGACCTGCGCCAACTTGAATTATTGAAGTATTAAATCCTGTAACATTACCGCTAACAACTACGCCAGTAACAGCTGTTGCTCTATTAACTAAAATCATTCTACTATTATATCCGCCTGTTATAGTAAAATTACTAGTAAGATTAACTAATTCTGGAACAAGATTTACGATTTTATTGTTATTAAAATTTATATCTCCAGAACTAAAAGAAACGCTTGCTGAAAAGTTTACGTCACCAGAAAAAGTTGTATTATTATAAAAAGTTTTATTTCCACTTATTATTTGATTACCAGTTGAATATACTATATTTGCGCCAGTAGCTTCTATAAAAACAGGAATACCAGTATTAAGAACATTAGATATAAAACCTGATAATTCAGCTTGATTTATTTGTTTTGCTCTTATTAGATTTTCTGCCATAGAAATTATTCCTTATTTTCTTTTTGGCTATGATAAAGTATACTTGCTACATAACTATCTACTGAATGTTCTGCGGCAATATCATGTATATCAGAAACTTTATTTAAATTTTTATCTTTTGGATCATTTAGATAATCTTGAGTTGTTTTATCCCAATTCTCTGGGCTTTCATTTGCTACGATAATTTTAGTAATTTCAAAAGCAACATCTTTTTGTTGTTTCGATAATTTTCTTAGTGAATGTTTTTCTCTTAATGAAGCTTCAACCTTATCTTGTAATTTTGAAGCAAGAACGAAATTATCTTTTATTTTATCAATATCAAAGAATACGGCTTTGGATTGTCTTCCTTGACCTATTGGCGAAACATTCTTTGTGGTTTGAGTAATGCCAGATGATCCAGATGGTCTACCTGGTTCAGCGCCAATCTTTGCTCCACCAATAAGTGGTTGATATAAACCTTGATTTTTTAGTTCTCTAAATTTTTGTTGAGACAATACTGAGTCTTCTTGATTTGGAAGTCTACCGCTGTTTATTGCTTGCACACCTTCCTCTGGCGTCAAGATGCCGAGTTCCATCAATCTTGTATAAACTCTGGAATATTGTAGGTCATCTTTAAGATCAATATCTTCAAAATGTGGAGTTGGATAATTTTTAAATCCTAACTCTTTGCTAATTCTGCGAATCTCTGGTATTAAAAATTCATTGATAAATGTCTCACGGGCTTGCTTTAGTCTTTCCATGAATACTTGTACTTTAATACTTGTGTTGGCAAATTTTTCATTTCCAATTAATATATTATTAAGTCCAATTTGAATATCTCTATCAACAACTTCATATTTTTGTGGGCCAATTAAATTACCTATATCAGGAATTACAAATTGTGCTTTGGTTGTATAATCTGCTATCAAAACTCTTCCTACGCTTTGATTCTCAAAAAGTCTTTGCATGGCTTCGAGATTCTTTTGATTTACTCCACCTTTTTCTGGATCTGTGCCCATAGTAACTAATAGAACTGCCTGTTGCATTGTGCGGGTAACAGCCATATCCATCTTTTTCATTTCTGCTTTCCAATTAATATCATCTAGAACTGGAAAACCCATTGGAACAGCAAATGGCTCGTAATCTTGTTTCTTATAAAATACTGCACATAGTCTTTCTCTATCTAAAGGTAAAGTTAAAACTCCAATAGTTTTTTGATTAATTAGTTTTTGTGTTTCTTGAGGAAGACTTTTTAATACTTCATAGTCCTCATCTGTTTTTGGAGATTTTAATCTTTCTAATTCGTAATCACTAAGTAATTTATAATATCTTCCTACTGAAAAATTAATAGTTCCGCCAATTTGAATATCTGCAGGATTCAATATAATATATCTAGATGGTAGATTAACTGCAGCTTTAGAGAATAAACCAAAAGTTTGAGTTATCTTACTTAGATCATCATCTTTTACTTTTGTATCAAATCTATATATAAATACATTTCCACTTCTATAGTATTCACGGAAAAATTTATCTTGGAAATCAAATAGGTTTATTTTTCTAAATAGAGCCGTAAAGAAGTCTCTGCTCTTTTGGCTTCCACCATCAAAGTATATATTATTACAAGAAAATTCAGTCATTAAATCAATAGTGTTTCTAAAGATTGCAAAATTATAATATGCTTTTTGGCACAATATAACTGCATCTCTGATATTCATATTGGAATTACCTTTGATACCAGACGAATATCTAAATGGAATTATACCATCATCAATATTTTTATATCTATCTGTTCTATTAATTGTCGCAGATAGGTTTCTTCTGGCTTTTGTCTCTTCTCCAGAAGCTTTGGCCTCAATATAAGAGGCGTTGGATACCATCAATGGAGCGATTTCGTCATTTTTGATATTTTTTGATTTATTTTGATTTTTTTTAGCCATTTTGTCTTAAATATTACACATTATCCAAGCATTATAGGCGAAAAAGTGGGGGATTGCTGTACTTTTTGCGCGCTCATTATATCATTATAGCACTTAACAGCCCAATTTGCTAACATAAATGCTGAATAATTATCTTTTCTAGCTTTATTTGCAGATACGCTTCTTTTAAGATGTTGTGGTAGATCAAAGCTTTGAGTACCTCTACTTGTGGCTGAATGCTCAATCAGAACACATTGCTTTTTTGTTTGATATATAAAGTCATCTTGATTTTCTATAAAGTCTAATAATGTCCAATCTTTCTTATCTTCTGTTTTCATTAGTTCTAAAGGAATATTTAAATTTATAGTTTCATTAAATGATTTTTCATCAGAACTTGTTCTACTAGCGAACCATACTTTTTTATAATCTATACAAGCTTGAAGATATTCATTAGATTTACGAATAAAGTTACTAGTAAAGACTTGATTAAAAGCTATCTTTTTGTCTTGTAAATTATATTGATTTTTTGCTGATCTTATTTCATGTTCATAGTCTCCACCTTCGAGTTCTGAATTAAAATTGATAGTTTTGATCTCCAATCTATCTTTCTTAAATAAAGTTGATTCGTTACATGCAGATAAAAATGTATCCGCACCAGCATTATCAAGAATCATAAACACAATATTAAAATTATTTAAAATATAATGCAAATAGTTTACATGATTTTTTAGATTACCAAGTCCAGCATAAGTATGAACAAGAATTCCCTGCTTCTTTTCTTCGTCTAATTCCATAACTGCCATAGCAAAATAGTCAGCGTTAGGGCTATCGCTCATATTAGGATCTATTCCTAAAATATATTTTTTATCTGGATCTCCCTTCATTAAGGTGTGTGGCGCTTCTCCAACCTTGAGAGTACATTCTTCCATCTTTTTTGCATTAAAATAACTATCGCTTCCATCAGTAAATTGCGCGCAATACTCTCGCAAGAATCCGCTATGACTTGATCCTCCAGCTTGAGCTTCTTCGATAATAGTTTTATCAATCATCTCCTCTGGGAGCGCTTCATAACTTAATTGGCTTACAAAGTATGTCGCTTCTCCTTTTTCTTGACTTGTTATCTTTTCGCACCATTCTGTATAAGTTTTATATAAATTCTCAAATGTATAACTAGCGGAAGAAAGAGCGATCATTTTACTTGTATTTTCGAAAACCATTCTATCTTTTTCTTGCATTATCCCTTCTGCTATTAGTTTATCTTCAAACTCTCTAATCTCCATTCTTTCCTTCATGTTTTGTGGCGCAACCAAGAATGGCATAAGAACATTTTTTATGATCTCTTCGGGTAATAGTAGAAACTCGTCAAGTACAAGAATATTTGCTCGAAATCCTCGGATCTTTTCTCCATTTAATGGGATAGCTACAATACTTCCTCCATTAATTTGCCATTCAAACTGATCGTTTCTTTTAGCTTTCGCTCCAAAACATTGTGCGAGTAATTCTGCTCCTGGACTCTGAACTATTTTTTCTAAATTATTAAAAATAAATCTTGCAGTTCTAAATGTAGGGCCAGCTATAAGAATCTTAGTATTTGGTTCAAATACACATTGTAGAAAACAAAAAACTGCGCCCATGAAAGACTTACCGCAACCACGACCAAATACACACATATTGAAATTCCTATTCATAAGAGCTTTAAGATGAATTTCTTGATATGGCGCAAGTTTTACTCCGCTTATTAACTCTGTTGCAAATCCAAGGTTTGCTCTTAAAAATTTTGCTAAACTAATCTTAGCTTCTTTATCATTAAGATAACCCTTCAATTCTGATAATTCAGCATTAACATCTTTAATCTCTTTTATATATTTATCTGGACAATATATCATAAAATTTTCATATCATAAGCTAATTGTAAATCTATCTTTTTATAAAAACATTTACTTGCAAATATAGCCTCTATTAATCTAGTCATCTCTTTTCTTCCGTCAACAAAAAGGAATTGAAGATTATCATATGCCTGTAATAACTCTCTAACGTTATGGAATATGTACTCTGGCGTAGCTTTAATCTTTTTACTTATATGAGGAAGATATTGAAAGCTTAAGGCATTTTGCAAAGTTTCTTCAACCATCACAATAACATAAGAGTTATTCTTTTTAGCCTTTTCGATTTCATTTTTAAAACGATCAAAGTTTTTTACGCTAAGAGTACTTATAAAATCGCTAAGGCTTTTTCTTTCTATAAAGCATCCACAATTATCATTAGAACAAGCGTAATCTCCAAATGATAATGTTTTAATCTCAAATGGAGTATTAAATTTTAGCCAGCTTTGCTCACGAGTATCAACATATATGATATCTTTCTGAGTTAATTTATTTTTAAAGTTATCATTAACTAATTTGGGATGAACAAATTTATTCTCTAAGCCTATATAAGAACATATATCATAGTAATCTTGGAATATCTTATTGTAGAATATAATAGACGGAGCCATTATTGTCCTTAATTCTACTTGGGTAGGAGAATATATTAAATTTTTTGATTCTTTTCTTTTTATTAAAAGTTGCTTGCAATATTCTTGAGCTTTGTCTGTTGGCTGTTCTTTAAGCCATTTCTTCATATTATTCTTGTCATTAAAATCACTATTAAGATACTGCTCTTTTGATTTAAAATTAATTAATTCATTTGTTAATAGATCTCTGCGTTCATAATAAGTTTGATAGTATTTTACTTTGTTTAGTCCATAACCCTTTAATGCCAGATGAAGACTTTTTTCATCCTTAAATTCCTTGCCATCAATTTTACATATTACGCTCATCCATTTAAAATTTCGTCTTTTGAAATTCCTAATATTTTAGCTTTTATTTCATCCATGGAAGATAAGCGATCTATCTCTTTTTCAACAACTTGCTTTCTCATTTCAGCCATTTTTAGTAATTTGTTTCTGCTTTCCTCTTCTTTCCACATTTGAACTAAATTAATAATCGAGGCTGTTTCCTTTACTTGTTTGCTAAGTTTTTCACTTCTCTTAATTTTAAGATCATTAAGAAGTTTCTGCTGACGATTAACGCAGTCATTATACTCCTTGCGAGCAGTATTACTTGCTTCAACTAATGCCATTGGAATTTTACCATCTTCTTGTATTGCCATATCGATCTGATTTTGCAAGACGTTTATTGTCTGTTGAATATTAGAAGAGATAACAACTTCTGTAGAAAGCACGATATATTGATCTACCTCTTCTTGAGTTAAATCGCTTTTATCGTATGTATACCTAACAAAACTACTTTCAAAAAGTTCACGATCTTTCTCATCATCATAGAGATTTATTTGGTGAGAAAATCTGTAAGTATTCATATAGCCAATTAATGAGCTAATTTCTTTTTTATTCTTATGAGTTAGTTTATTCTTATCTATACCATCAAGTATATATCTATTAATCTTTGCTATCATCCTTTCTTCACTTTTTGGTGGACGATATTCTTCGGTAGGAATATTTTCATTATCTTGATTATTATATTTTATGTTTGTAGGTAAAGTCTTTATATATTCCAGAACACTTCTTGTCTCTTGGCATAGATTAGTTAGAGCTTCGTTTTTGAAAAGTATCTTAGCAATTTCCAATCCATTCATAGTTGAACAATTATTTCCAATATATTCTTTCTGTTCTAAAGTCAATTCGATTAATCCTTTTGGCTGATACTCATGGCTCTTTTTTGGTTTGATCTGTCTTGAAGCTAAAAATTCTTTTACAGCTTTTCCTTCTTTACTCCTGCCGTCCAAATCATCTCTATTGAAAGCTAGTTGCACAAGCTCGACTAAAGATGGAGGATTATCTGGCCTATTATTCCATTCGGTTAAAAGTTTAAGTTGTTGTTCTTCTGTGAGAACTGGTAAATTATTACTCATATCAACCTATATCTATATCTCCATTATAAAGATGTTTTTTTACTTTTAATATAATGTTCTTTTTAATATTTTTTATTTGTTTATAACCTGCGACCCTATTCTTTTCACTAGTTCTATAACCCATTAATTTGGCGGTCTGCTCTTCGTTTTTACCATCTATATAAAGATACTTATATACTTTCCATTCAACTGGTTTTAGAACTCTTTCCATTTTACTATGTACATTTTGTATACTTATGTCCAAATCAATATTTTCAGTTGGCATATTATTAATTTGAACTTGGTGATTTTCAATGCTTAATGTAAGTTTTGTATCGTGAGCATTTTTCTTGCTTCTTTCCCAATTAGCATATAATGGACAACTATTGCATTGTTTTGTATATATCGAACAATCTTCTTCACCTTCTGCTGCGGCACATTTTAAACAAGGCCTACTAAAATTACTATAGTTATTCCTAATAAGATTTTTAATCTGATTACTTATTATTCTATTAACCCAAGGAGCTAAAGGTTTAGAATGATTGTATAGATGCCATTTTTTATAAATATGGATTCTTAGTATCTGAGAAACGTCATTAAAATCCATCCAAGATATTGCAGTTAAATTCCATTTATTTTTCCTTTTTAGGATTTCGGAATTTATCTGGATTATATTATCTTCAAATGAAGATTTTTTATGGCGCATTTTTTCTAATTCTTGTCTTTGGTTTAATTGCTCCAGCCTCTTTAGAAAAATCTTCCAAGAATTTTTTACGATCTTGTTTAGATAGTTTTTTGTTACCTTTTTGACTACTCTCAGATCTTCCAGAATTATCTAAAGTGCCAAGTAGATTACTCAGCTTTTCTCCACGACTAGAAGATTCAATAATGTCACAGTCTAATTTATTGATCTCTGGAACATGATTTACTTCTTCATCATCATAGAAGTC